CATTTGCGTAGGCGTCATGTTCCCGGTTCCTTGGGGATTCGCCTGCATGCCCGCATAGCCTTTCTGCATGGCACGGAGCTGATCTGCACGACGCTGCGCCTGTTGCACCTGGGGAGCATTCTGTAGAAAAGCTTGAAGTACATTTGGATCGACAGTGGAGCCACCATAACCGGGTACCCCATAGCCGCTTCCACCATAAGTCGAATTAGGGTCCGCAAAATTAAAGGCCATGATTTAGCTCCTTTGCCAGATGCCTAAATGCACCCTGCAACAGTGCAAATAGACCGGTGTAATTAACCGTCATATAACCACCCTGCATGCCTGTCAATTCAGGCATACGTTCCGCAATCTGTTGCGCAGCGACTCCCGCGTCTGCAATCTTCAGACCCTTCCAATTCCATGTAATAGGCACAATATCTAGTAGCTTGTTGAATGCTTCCTCATCATCCATCTGAGTGACATTCTCTTTAAGCTGCAAATCAGACATTGAAGTACCCGCTGCACCACCCAAACTAGAACCCAAACTCGCACCCAAGGCTGTACCCACACCCGGCATAAGGAATGTTCCGGCAAGACCACCCGCAACACCACCCACCATTGAGCCAATGCCTCCGCTCTTACCCGAGCTGGCTTGTTGCTGCTGGTTATAGTTCTGCATTTGCTGCGCATAATTCTGCTGCGCTGCGCCTACGATATCCGTGCTCTGTAGGTTCGGCGTACTGCCTTGTGCCTGCTGGTTATAGTTAGCGAAGTTAGGCATCGATGCACCACCCGCTAACCCCGCCGCATCACTGGCCGTTTGCCACGGCAATAGGTATTGCTGCATCGAGAGCTGATTAGCCGCCTGTGCTCCCTGCAATTGGGTGTTATACATACCCTGTGCAGCCGTTTGCCCCGAGAGCTGCGCTTGAATGTCGCCTTGCGACTTAGTATAACCTTGCGACTTCAGTAGGTTTTGATAGGCAAAATCATAGGCTTGTGTCCCAGGCTGCAAGCCCTGCAATGAAAGCTTGGTTTGCATGGCATTTTGGGCTTGCGTGAATTGCGGGTCCAATTGCGCGTTAAGCGCTGTTTCCATTTGACCGGCATAATTATTCGCATAGTCTTGGCTGAATTGAGGCAGTGCAGTAGTGGGTTGCCACGCGCCCTGTTTCATCAAATTCTGAAGCTGGGTATTAGCGGCTCCCTGAACTTGCTGCGATTGCTGTTGATTGGCAAGCTGCGTGTTGTATATCTGCTGCTCTTGCGGCGATAGCGTTGTGGTCTGCGTCCATTGCCCGCTAGGGTCTTGGCTCCATGACAATGTGCCACCAGGGCCAACTTGAGTCGCACGATTCGCAATAGTAGCAGACGCTATCTGCGACTTTATGTCCGACAATTGCTGCTGATAATTCTGCTGATACTGCGCTTGCTGTTGCTGCATCAAAGCAGTGTAATCAGGAGCCGGGGGGGCTTTTGCTTTTCCACCACCGCCCATGAGTTAATCCTCAGGCTGCAATAGTTATCTCTGCAATGTCACGCTTAACCCTATGACTTAATCGTTCAAAATCGAATACCGTTTCAGGCGTACAAATCATGATTATCATGTCGTCGCCAGTAGGGTAATAATTGGGTATCCGACTATTAACCCTAAAGCCCAAATGCCTATTAAGACGCAAAGCAGATTCACAAGAGCTAGGCACAGTACCCACCACGTTCTGTACCTTGAGCTGGTTAAACGCGTAATCACATACGGCCCAATAAAAAAGTCTAGAAGGACGATGGGCAGGATTGATCCAAATATGAGCGTGAATACTCCGGTCATTGAAGCCATCGAAAAGTACCCCCGCTATAGGCACTTCATTATCAAATTCGGCAAGCTGGCAGGCGGCAGTTGTAGGCGTGATCTTTAACGCATTAGCCAAATGAGGCACGAATTGAGGGTCAGCATTTAACCATCGCATTAGATCAAATCTCCATCTTCCCAAACCCATTCAATAGCCGACAGCCCCAGGGCGGCGGACGTGGATACCTTTAACTGCCATGCAAACGCATAGCCCAAAACATTCGCACTGCACCAAGGGCGATAGACGTTTTCCAGGCTCGCCCAATTCGCCATATCCCATTTGGAGATATCCCAAACCGCATTGCCCACGGCTAAACCTGGGATAGGCACGCTATTCCATAGGTCAAGACGGAAATCAGGCAATACACGGATGATGAAAGACGGCTTAGCCTGCGTCTGAAACACCGGACGAACAAATTGCGCATGCTTATTGAACGTAGGATCGTCCAAATAGGTATACGCCCCCATCGCATAAGCGTTAATTGGGTTACCGCCTGAGCCATCGATTTTCACGTCATCTAAATAGCCGTCTACCGTGATCTTTACTACGCGACCATCAGACGTACCCATATAGAAGCCATCATTCAAGTTACCTAGGGTTTCAACGGGATAGTCAAAACGCCCCCAGGCACCCGTTAAAATGTTCATCACAAGTTGCACGGGTCCATAAACCGGATCAAGCAAGGTATTTGGTTTATAGATATTGATAACGATCCAAGCGGCATTAGGAAAGAATGTAATTTCAGGGGGAAATGGGGAAGTTGCATAGCCCTTGCAATAGTTAATAATCGTGCGCGCTATTCTCTTAGTCATAGCCGCGCCATAAATAGCCTCAAGCGAACCCATCGTAATCAACGAGGAAATGGGAATGACACCGCGTCTAGTCATGACCACGACATCACCGCCATAATCCATAAAAGCCCGACGCCCAAGAGGCGAGCCAATATAGAAAATAGCATCCAGACTCCATGCCGTAGCATCAGAGGGGTCAGTGCCTTGGTAACTGGCAAGCTCGCCATTAGAGGTAATAAAGATAATTCGGTCTTGAATACCGGAGCCAGAATTAGTAGACCACCGAGCCATGCCTAAGATGTAGCCGCCTTTCTTGAAGATAGCGCCTAAGAACAAGGGCGATGCCGCACCACCCACGGAATCCGTAGGTAAGAAGTAAACGGTCATGCTGTTTATGGCGGCAAACCAAAGCCGATGCTGATGTGGCAGCACATAACAGAATGTATGCGGGTCTGCACCGCTTATTTGCCCAGGCGTACTCGGCGTTGTCACCTGCGTCCAATCGGTCCACGTTGCACCGTCAAACAGCTTGGGAGGGTCTACACCATTACAGGCCACTAGATACACGCCATTTGGCGTAGTGTAATTCGTGTATTGCCATGCCCCATTAGTAGAAGCCGCGACTTTAGGCGGGGCATTCATTGAATTGTCGATACTGTAAATACCGGCATCTGTACAACACAATTTTTTAAATGTGCCATCTGTTGCGGCATACTCCATGATGGTCTTTATAGGGCTAAGCCCCGTACACCATTCCTGATAGCCATATCTAACGTTCAAATTACCAGTATCGGAAATAAAATTGATGTCATCCAACAAAAAAGACGAGTCCATTTGTGCAATAGGATCAAGGTCATTCAAACCAGCCACAGGAGCCGGAAAGGCTTGAGCCTTTGATACCTTGGCAGGCATGTCTTGTGGACGAAACATTAGACGTCCCAACTCCCATCAGGGATATTAGCGCCGCTGATATAGAGGTAATCCCAGCGCTTATCGAGCGAGATAACCGGAGCACCGGCATTCTGCGATTTGGCCGCTGCCAACATGTATTCGTATTCGCGTCCTAGCTCCTGAGAATTCATGCCCTTAGCCGCCCAAAGCTTGAACTTGACGCCTGCGCCTACTAGGTACTCATCAAACACGGTTTCATCCGTGTCATTGAGCACCGTATCCGTATAGATGTCTTGCAGGGGGTCATAGACCCAATCTCTCTTGATGTAATAGAAGTGGAATTCTTCGCCTACAGGAGGCGTGGGAAAGACCACAAATTCATTGTTGATGATGCGATAGCGGTAATACACGCCTACTGACACGATGCCGTACTGGACCCAGGACCACCCCTGAGGACTCATGGGACCATACATTGGGCGCTTGTTTTTAGCCGCCCATTGCGTCTGATTCACCATGCGGCCAAAGTCATTGGGGAGAGGGAACGAAGTTGTTACCCCATCTCCCTTGAGGTCTACGATGCCCTCTAGGAACTGCCAGTCATGCACTCGGCATAGCTGCGATCCCAGGGCATTTAGCAGTCCAAGCGATTGCCATCCGGTTTGGTCATCCGGCGCAGATTCAATCGTCGTAACCGATGGCAGCCCTAGTTCCTGTAAGGCACGATTGACAATGACTAGCGCCGAAGCTGACACGAATCACCTCATGATGTCTGTGTCTTACCTGCTGCCTTTGTCTGCGCCTTGAGGGAGGCAATAAGGTCAGTCTGTGCCTGCACAGTTGCTTCTAAGGAATCAAGGCGATTCTTCATATCCTCATTCTCTTTTTGCAGCTTGAGATTGGGGGCCGCTTCCTTAGCTTGCTGGACATAGATTTGAGCACGCTGCTTAAGCTTGAATAGGCCAGGAATGCGCGTGCAAACGTCATCATTCACCTCTGCCAGAATTTCAATGGTCGAGATGCGCAAGTACGATAGTTCCTCTACCTGCGAACGTGTGATCCACGGAACCTCTGAAAGAGGCGTACCCGTATTCTGCTCAGTCTCGCCCGCCTTAAACGCCCTGTATTGAGCGGCAAAACGGCGTTTTTCGATTTCAGAGACAGGGCGGCGGCAGATGTTGGTTTCATTGCCAGGAGTACGGATTTCGATGTACTCCATATCGTGATAGATCGGGCGTCCTTCCTCCGCCGATTTTTCCTCATCATGGACAGGACGAATGTAGAACTTTACATACGTCTTACTATCCTGCTTGGCTCCATCCTCAAAATCTTCCATGTTAGATTCAAATACTTCACGCATAGCAATACTCCTTAGGTCACAGCCGCCGACGCAGCCGCGTTAGAACCAAATACCGATTGGCCGGCAATCAAGGCCACAGGCGAACGGTTGATGTACCCCGCCTCGACCGCTGCGCCTACGGCTACAGCAGCAGTGGCCGAAACGGAGTACAAACCAAACCCTGTAAACGCGGGACCAACGCCTGCATCGCGCGAGCCACCATTACCCCAAGCGAGAATCGGCTGTGGTGCATAAGGATTGTTCGTAGCAATGCCATTCGCCGTGGCATTGGATCGACCACCGCCAATGCACAGATACCGCGCATCCACGGCAGCCGTGCCATCAGGCCGCGTCATGCCTGGAATGTAGTGATAGCTAAACCCCGCCAATTGCAGGCCAGTAGGCGACGGTCCAGGGAATACGCTTTTCAGGCCAAAACCGATGCCCGTACAGAGCGCACCTGTGCTGTAATTCGTGCCGGTATCCTTGTCGAACGGCGAGCCTTTCGGACCACTGAAGGGACTCATAATGACCGTGCTACCCGTGGACGGATTACCCGTTCCACCAGGGCCACCCATATTTGATGCAGGCATAGCGGCATCCTCCAAAGGGGCAAAATTCGGTTTTTTAACAGGGTCCGAAAACCTGTACCCGAGCCGCCCGCTCTGGATTTGATTACGCGACCAAACGACCTTGGAACTGATCGCCCGAAGTCGTGAGGTTGCCTGCCCATGCCAAAATCTGCACTTCAGCGTCTTGATTGATGCTGTAGCGCTTGTTGGGGTTCAGCGGTACGAAGTTACGCGCTGAATGGGGGCGGAAGAAAATGTAATCCGTATTCAGCATGAAACCCGCGCCTACGGGACAGAAGCCGCCGATACCGCCATCGAGCACGATATCTGCGTCCATATACTTCAACGTCGGGAAGCCCAATTGACCTACATCAGCACCCTGGAAACGCTGTTGTGCCTGAAGCGACGTAACGTAGGCTTGCCAAATGGAGTTATCAACCATAACGATATCGGGACGGTCAGCGCCACGAACTAGCTTGGCCCACAACCCATTGAAAGACGCCTGTACAGTCGTCGATACCGATGCGCCCGCCGCGCCTAAGCCTGGACGCCAAAACGTCCATGCCGCGCGGTCGATACCGCCATATACGCCAGTCGTCGGGTCAGCCGGGACAGCCGCATTAAGGCCGGTAATCTGCTTGCCACCGGAGCCTGTTCCATCGGAGTACAAACCACCGCAAACAAGGTTACGCATGGTGGATTCAGCAACATCGATGCGCCCGCCAATAAGATCGATCATTTGCTCCGGTCCCGCGTTCTGCAATTGCTCAAGGCCGGAAATAATGACGGGGCACGCTGCCTGCTTGATGTCGAACTGTGCCGCCGAAAGCACGTCCTGAGCGGCAACAGGCAGCAGATCGTAGCCGCTGTACCACCCGGCATTACCATTCTCAGCAAAGCTCAGTTCTTGATAGATGAGTCGGCCACCACTGAACGTACGCATACGCCCCTTTGCTGACAGCCGCATAAGGAGCGCGTTGTTCTTGGTGACGTTATCCGCGATTTTGCGAGTGCGGTTCTCAATCGTTGTAGCGATGATATCGCTGACATTCGGGAAGGCCATAAATAAACCCTCTGAAGTGGATGGGTACTCACATCACAACAGAGGGTCAGCCTCACGAATTGGGCGTGTGGTGTCCACCACCCAAGCCGATGCAAGGACGCTAATCCTCCCTCTCTTTAATGTCAAGCGCGAGCACCACTCGCGGCCACTTCCCACGCACGGCGCACATCATCGTACACATCACCCATGCCATCATCTTTCGTGGGTTGCGCTCTGCCGATACTCGCCGCCGCAGGCGGAACCGCGACGGCAGCGGCGGCTTGCCGCTGTTGAATGCCCGCCGCTTGCTGTTGACCGTTAGCCTGGGCGAGCACACGCCCACGCAAATCAGGATTACGCCACACGGAAATATCATAGGCTTCCTGATACGTGGTACAGGCTCCTGATTCAAGCAATTTTGTCATGTCCTCGCGCACGTTTTCAAAGAACGGATGCGCCACGGCATCCGCGACGAAAGTATCCAGCTCGCTCTTAGCCGCCATGTTCTGGATATTGTCCATCTGCGTACGCAGCGTGGTTAACTCTTGCTGTACTTGCGGCGGAATGGGTGTCGGTGAACCAAACTTTTGATGGCTCTCATCGATGGTTTGTTTGAGTGTGCCACCCATCGCTTGATTGAGCACATTACGAATGGGTACACCATACTTGTCCGCCACGTTCAGCAGCATGTCTAATTTTTGTGCCGGATTCCCCAAGGCGAGAGTCTGCTCAATAGGGATGAGTTCATTCAAGTATTGTTGCGGCGGTTTTTGTATGTGCTGAAAATAAGGTTCATATGACTGTAGCGCACCGCCGATTTGACGTAGCGGTTCATACTGTTGATTAAGGCGCTGAACACCCGCCGCCATGTCCTGTTCTCGTCGTGTAATTTCACCTCGAATATCCTCAGGGATCGATGCCCATTTTTCCTTCATCGGAGCCGTCCATCCCTGGGGCGGCTTAGCGGGGTCAAGTACGACCTCCCCACGTTCCTCATCCGTAGGCTTAGGCGGCGCTTTCGCTTCTGTGGTTACCGGCGCTGGGGCCAGCGCGGGGGCCTGTACGGCCTCTTTTGTGGCTTCTGTGGCGGCTGCTTCGACATGTTCTTTAAGCCCTGCATTGTTCGATACAAAGCGACCCGTGGCGTCTCTTACAGGCGTCTTAGTTTCTGCTGCCGGCGCGGGGGCAGGAGCCGGCGCGGGAGCGGGCGCAGCAGCAGGGGGAGATACAGGCGCGGGAGTCTGTGCCGTATCAGTGCCTTGTGATTCAAGCGTTTCGATAGAGGCACGTACATCATCTGCAATGGTGCTCATGGTGGGATCACCTCACGGGCGAGTTGGGGCATATAGCCATCCGTACATTGCGCAATGGCTTTCTCGATATCCTTGTTCAAATCTTTTGCCCGTTCTTCGTCCAGAGGTTTCTGATAGTCTTTTTTCGTCATTTTCTGCACGGCAGCTTCATCGTAGCCATCGTGGAGATTTACCACGTTATTTCGCTTGTTATGTTCGGCCAAATCGCGCCTGGAACTTATCAGCGATCCATCCACGACTGATTTAAACGCCTGAAATTCGCCTGATTTGCCCAAAACAATGGGCGCACAGATGATTTGCTTGGTCTGCGCCCCACAATGCGGGCACAAATACCCTTCATCGGCTACATAAGATGCCAGCGAGCAAATGCGCTCCAAACCGCGGTTGCAATGCTCGCAAAAATAGGCATAAATCATGGTGTTTTGGCTCGCAAAGCAGCCGCACGCGCCTTAGACGCCTTAGTAGGCGCATTGACGTGTTGCGGCATGCTCTTATCGTAGGTTTTCGTAAAGTCGTCGGCCACTTTAGGCGGGATGCCTAAGGCTTGACGCTTTTCGGGGTCATGTTTAGCCATCTGAAACAATCGGTATTGAGCTTTCGATACGGCAGGCATCACGCACCCTCCCCAACATCACTTTCACCTGACTGTAGAGCGGCTTTTTGCTTGGCAATTTCAATGTCAGTAGCCGCACGGTTCATGGCATTGCCCATTTGCACGGTATGTCCGATGGCAGACTGCTGAACCTTTTGCTGCCCCATAGCGCTACCGTGAATAAGCTTCTGCTGCGCTTTCTCATCCTGAACTTGCAAGTCTTGGGCATGTTTCTCCTGCTGGAATTGCATCTCCTGAGCATGCTTTTCCTGGGCGAATTGCAAGTCTTGAACATGCTGCTGCTGTTGCTGCAACATCTGCTGTTGCATGGCCTGCTGTTGCGGGTTTGGCGGCGGCGGTGCGCCTCCCCCCGCGCTCGCCTGCTGCGTGAGTGTAGTCAGAGAGGCATCAATCGCACCCTCAAGTTCCGTGCTGCCACGGAAGCCCACACTGGCGAACTTAATCATGGTCAATAGCATGGGTGCGAGGGACGGAATCTGCTGCGCGACCGGCAACGCCTGCTGTAGGAACTGCGCGAGCGCTTGCACATAGGTCAAACGCTGCTGCTGTTGCAGCGCCCAATCGGCCTGGGTCAACGAGTCCGCTTCAATGTCGATGCTATAGGACGTAAGGAACTGGTCACGCAGGATAATGAGTGCAGGCCCTAACACGGTCATATCCGTATCCGGCAAATTACCGCAGATTTTTGCCCATTTTTGATTGCTGTAGAGCTGCGACATCAAGTCGCCCATGATTCGCATCGTGTCGCGTACAAAAAAGGCTACGTCACGTTGAAATGCCGTGAGGCGAACCGAAGCAAACTGCGCCTTGATTTGTTGCGCGGCGGCTGTCTCATATTGATTGGACGCGCCACGGATGATATCGGCCATGCCCGTGACCTCAAACAGCTCTTGCTTGAGGAACGTAAAGGTCGAGACAAGTTGTTGCAGTACGGACGTGACCTGTTCAATCGGATACCAGTCGATGACGCCCTTCACGCCGCCCTTATCCGAAAACATGGCCCAATTATCGACCGGAATAAGCTTGTTTTCCGTGCCGCCCAGCATGCGCGCAATTTCGGTCACGCTGCTATCGTAAACACCGGCTACCTTTACCGCTTCAATGATGAGGTTGATACGCGCATAAAGGATATCGCATTCCGTGTATTGATCCTGAGCCATGTAGTAATCAGACAACGGTTGAAATTTCCGTGTCGGCGGATTAGCAATAAGTGGCTTGGGAGTCGGAAAAAAATCCTTGAGTTTATACGGGTCATCGTTTTCATCCAGAATCGCGCCTGAAGAATCTAGGTGAACGATCTTGCTGTTTGCCTTGTCCCACATTTGGATAACGCAGACCTTATCCCGGTCTACATAGTCCGTCATCACAGTGGATTTATTTGAGGCTTTCGTGACCGGCAAATTGAGGGCCTTATCTCCCCACCTTTTCTTGGCTACGTCCTGGTCCATATACAGCTTGCGGCCTACCCACGTAACCTGTTCCCATGCTCTGCGCGGCTCGAAAATGAGATCACGCCAATACACGATATCGATAGTCATCGATTCGGGCTTAGGATCAGCGGCGGGAATGAAGGTCACCCAAAGCGTGCCCATGCCGGGAACCAAACGGTCCAAAATAGCGGCCTTGACCGCCGCATCGAATGAGGGGGCGTAACTGACCTCGTAACTAAGCCCCCGTTCCATGATGAGCGCGGCGACGCGTGCAGCCTCATTGTCATAGTCGCCTTTATGCAGGCGCGACACGTCCGGTTTAGGGAGGCTGTTGTAGAGGCTTTCCTTGAGAATCGTGACGTTGGAATAAAACAGGTTGACGCGCTTGTAGCCACTACCGTCTACGGAGCTGTCACTTGAGGCCAATGCTTCACGGTCATCTTCATAGCGGCATTCGATCTTGCTGCCCGACTCGAAAAACTTGCGGCTGAAGTCCGCCCATTGCGATAGCCGTTCAGGCCAGGGGTTAGGATCATAAGCCGTGGTAGCCGGGGGCACGCCTGCATCTTTAGCCAACGCGCTCTGATTCTTCGTACCCTTGCCGCTAGGGCCTTTGGGTAGCGGCTGAGGCATCATATGTGGGGGTAGCGGGCCAGGGGGAGGCACAGGGGCCTGGGGAGGCGCTACCGCCGCCCCCGGAGGGCCTTGGGGAGGCATCGGCTGACCTTGCGGCGGGCCAGGAGGCATCATCGGCGGACGGGGGGGCATCCCACCGGGAGGAACAGACATGGCTAGACCCTCCTATACAGGCGCTCGCGCTGCGACGCGCGGTCGGCAAACAGGTTCTCTAGATGGAGCTTGCGCCCGATGGGCGAGCTGGGGCCGGAAGGGGCACCTTCGGCCACGGTATTGCGGGGTCCACAAACGCGCATGACGTTTTCGGAAAGGGCCAGCATGCGGAAAGCGTCGGCCCCATGCGAATGCTCATCGTGAGCCGGGTTAAGGCTAAAGGTTTTGAGCACTTCGTCGTATTCATAGTGATACTGCTCTAGGTGCTCGATGCCATGCACCACATGCGGATTGCCGATGTTGAACCAAACGTGTTTAAACAAGGATCGTGCGGCCTGGATGCCACCCGCGATACTGATGTTGGGCACAATGTAAGGTCGCAACTGTGCCGCGTAGAAGCGTTCCGCCGCCGTGTATTTTGTGGTGAAGGTTTTATTCTTCGCATCGTGTGGGAGCGCGGGCGTGCCATAGGCGTAGGGCAATTTTTTCAGCACGATCAGCCAATCATCCGCATCGCCGCCTGTGCCCTCGCGGTAGTCGATAATGTGAACCTCATCGTTGATGATCTGGTAAAACCAAATCGCGGTCGCGTCGCGGTGTCCGATGTCCCATGCCGTAAACACCGGCAAATTAGGCAGGAAGGATTCTGGAAAAACGATCTGCTGATCTTCGTAGCGACGTAGCGCGGAGCCATAGATCGAACCAAAATTGATGCCTTCCCAACTGCAATAATATTCCTGTTGGATCACTTCTTCCGGCACACCCTCATCGCGCTCTTGTTGCACCATCTCAGGCGTGATAATCGGATAGCCGTCTAGACGGCTAGTATCATCGACGGTCTTATGGCTATAGAACCATTCCGGTGACAGGCGGGCCATCTTCATCATCGCGTGCGCGTGGTTCTTGCCGCGTGGCGTGGTAATGAAGGCCGCGAAGCCACCGTTCTCTAGCAGGATCGGGCGCACGAAGTTCCATGCCTGGGGATCGGCCAGCGCCCATTCGCTGAAGACCACGCCCAAAGGGTTCGCGCCGACCAGGCTATTGTAGTTATCGGACCCGACGACTTGATAGAAGCTGCCATTCTTCAGACGCAGCGTCATCTCGTTCTCATTAGGCACGTCGATCAGCTCTTTGGGAAAGGCTTGAAAGATCATCCGTCGCCCTATCGAATCCACGCCGTTCCACACGACCTTGCGCCCCTGGTTAAGCGTGGGCAGCAGATGCCAGAATGTACCCGTACGTAGCTGCGATGCCACGGCCAGCGTATTGATCATGCTTGAGTCCTTTCCCGCGCGGCGATGCCAGCACGCAAACGCACGCTTGCGTTCAGGGAAGTTGCCGCCCTTGAACAGGTAATCCATCACCTGTTTCTGATGATCCATCGGATGCCATGCGTTGGGCAGCGTGAGCATGGCTAGACATCGATGATCGTTTCGGCGTCGCGTGTGACGCCCATTGCATTGAAGTCAATCGTGACGTGGACGCCACCGTTTTTCTTCTGGTCAGGGTTACCGCCGAACGCCTTATAGATCGCCACCAGTTCTTTGCCATGCCACTTTTTGCGCATGACCTGTTCCCCTTCCCGCGTCACCACCGGTATCGGTTCTTCCCCTTCAAATTTGGGTAGATTCTTTAGTATCTGTGACTCGACCCATTGCTCTGTCAAGAGCCGATGCACGGCAAATTCTTTTTGCAGTTCACTGATGAACGCGCGGAGGATGGGATCGCCAAACATGCGCTGCACTTGAGCCAACGGGAATTCAAGCATCTCGGCCAGCGCTTTAAGCGTCGCACCGGACAGCACGAATTCCAAAGCCACTTGCCGCTGGATCGGCGTGATAGAGGGGAAGCCGGATAAACGTTCGCGTTCCACGAACGCATGGCGACCTTCCAAGGTGACAGGAAGGTCAGGGGCCGGCTCCTCGTAAGCGCGGTCCTGCAAGAGTGGCGGTAGCTGGAAGCCTTCCTTATCCAAGAGGCGAACCCTCTCACATAAAAACGGCCTCCCGCTTGCAGCAGGAGGCCGAGCCAGCATACACCGTTAGCGTGTCAGTGAAGCGAGCGCTTTGACCAAAATATCTCGATCTGCTTTCACGAACGCCAATTCCCTCTCTAAGCGCTGAATGCGTATCTCTGCGACCGCATTTGTGCGGTTTATTTGGACGTCCAAAACCTTGGGCTTGTGGTGCGACTTTTTTCCTGATTTTTTAGTGGCGGCTTCGGCCTTAGGAATCCTACGCTTTCCTTGGGTACGTTTTAGCGGTGTACTGGATGCCTCCCCTACCAGTGGCAATTTGCCATCCTTATGAAGCCTTACCCAATTGTGCAGGGATTGATGCTTCATCCCCAGGTCATTTGCTACTGCTGCTTGTGACTCTCCCGCGATCACCCTTTCTAGTGCCTTCCGCTTAAACGCGAGTGAGTAGCGCGTTCCTGCCTTTTTGCCTTGCGTCATGGTCTGGTTTCCCTCTGCTGTGGTTGGCCTACATCGCTAACAGCTCTCGGTAGCGAGACTCCCTCTTTTGGTCCAAACGGATGAGGGCATTCCTGACCTCCCTATACAGGGATGGGTTGTAGAGCGCAAGGCGTTGGCCCAAAGGGGTGTAGAAAAGACCTACGTCATAAGGGATGGCAAAGACGTAAGGGAGACGGGCGTAATTGGGTGGATAGTGAGTGAAGGGATGACAGTTCGGCCAGGGGCGATTTGGCCGGTGAGGGGCATAGGGATGATTGGGGTTGAGGGACATGGGGTAGACGATACGCACGTTTTATAAGGGGGGAGCACCTATAAACATACATGTGGGTTGTTTTTTTCGGCAGCCCCGGCCCGTCGCGCGGATGCTTGAGAGTCCCCCAGCAGGGCAGGGCGCTTAGACCACGGCGCACAGCGAATGTCAATAGGCCATTCGGTCTATTGACACGCGAATTGAATCATGATTGCGAAGGAGGGTACTGAGCCACGCGAGACGCTACCTTACCGTAGTCACGTAGAGCACTAGGGCAGAAACCCTATATAAATCAATGAATTACAGCATTGCGCTGAGTCGTACGTAGCTCAGTACGTAAAAGCAACCGAACGCGAGACGTGAAACGCTCGCGCGCCTGAGTGTGCGCTGAATATTTGCAGGCAATTGCAGCGCTGGCAAATCGAGGTCAAAGCGCGCACCACACAAAACAACACGAAAAAAGCACACGAAAAAGTTGCCCAGGTTGCCCAGGTTGCCACGATACAAACGACCACACGAAAGCGCGTGTGGAAAGTCTGAGTGCTCCAATATACCAAAAGGCCAAATGGTGCGCGAAATTGCGCGAAACGCGCGTACGAAACCGCCAAAGGGGTCTGCGGTGTCCGGGGTCACCCCCACTTTAAAACCGTATAGAAAAGCAAATTATAAACTTAGTAATTATTAACTCAGTTATTACCTATATTATATATATTAAATTTAGTAAGACCCCTTAGACCCCATAGACCAAACCCAGGCACAGTCTCAAAATTTTGGGGTCACCATTTCAGCGCAACATCTGACCCCCGACCCCTGCAAAATAACCCACAATTGCCCAAAGTGAGGCCCACAATGGCACGCAATCAGCGAATAATCCCGCCTACATATGAACAGGCCGAAAAAGAGTACCGCTATCACACTGAAAAGCTTTCAACCGACGCCCCAATAACACGCGCTTTGTATCGCAAGGTCTACAACCCAGAATATGACGGTTATGACATCGACAAAAGTATAGACCTATTAACCCTATGGCCTATTCACTTAACCGTCGATGGCAGACAATGGCCTTTTCTCAAGGTCGTATTCTTAATGGCAAATCAACGATGGCCGCGCGGTCCCGTTTACTACCCTCATCCGCCCTGTGATCCGCGCTTAATAGCCGAAGGTTTCCGCCCTCTCCTATAAAGCTGAACTGAACCTAAACAATCGCGGGGGAGGGTCTTGCACCCTTTCCCGCGTCTCGCTACAATGCCCTCTCACACACACGAAAGAGCGGCACAACATGGCAACGTATAACGGGCACAAGAACTACAACCATTGGAACGTCTCGCTTTGGCTTGGCAATGATGAGGGCTTGTACCGCATGGCAAAGCACTACATTCGCCGCGCTGATCGCCGCATCAATGCAGCCTCATCGATGATTGCCGATTTGGTCGAAATGGGTTTGACGCATACGCCGGATGGCGTGCGCTACACCATCGCCAGCGTTAACGCGGCCATGAAGGATCTCTGAATCATGGCAACAAAACACACTCACGCCGTGGTCTTTGGTCGCAAGGTGGACGGTTGCCCACGTTGCGCTGAACTTCTGGCCGGTGCTGAACCCGTACGCGGTTGGGGTTCGCAATGGAGCTATAAGGCAGGCCGCTACATCACGAAAGCTGAGCAACTACAAGAACGCTTAGCTGAAATCAGAAACCATGATTGCAAGGTGTCACGTTGCGCCATCGTTTGCACCGCATTTGACTGGTGAATGACATGTATAAAATCGACCATAAGTCACTCCGCAATACCTTGTACTGTCTGACCTACTCCGAAGCCTTTTACAAATGCCGCGCGCTTGCCATCCACACGCGCTACATCAAGCCAGTCCACTGAGCACCCAAACATGACCACAAAACATAGCAACTGGTTCGCGCACCAAACCAACCCCGATTACATCGTGAAATTTGGCGTCAAGGATGGGCTTGTACGCATCAAGCCCAGCGGCGACAAGGGTTACCTTTGGCAGTGTGGCGCGGTCTACGGGTTTGCGGAAAGCGTGGAAGCGGCGAAAGACATGGTGGAAGGAACCGCAGTCATTACGGGCAACAAGTGAATCAGGCAATGCGCCTCAACCCAGGCGCATTACCGGACTTACTGAGCACTACATAGGATCACCACATGAAAGCACGTACGCCAAGCGTCAAAACGTTAGCACCGCTATTCGACAATCCACACGAAGCAAAACGCATCCTTCAAATGTCGCGCGCTGAGCTGATCGCGCATCCTGTAGGCGCACGACGTATGCGCGAATGTTTCAACCCGCCGCAAACGTACGATTTGCGCATGACCATTCTAGCCTCCTTGCCCGGCTCAACCTTCGGCTATGAATCCGCCGAAGTGAATGATGAATATTTGGACTATCTAAACGCTGGCGACTTTTACGCTTCCACCTTGGTCCGCTGGCGTGGTCATTACCGCGTCACTTGTCCCGCTGACATCATTGAACGCTTTGATCGGAGCAACCCATGAAAATTAAGACCAACAATCAGCCGCGCGAGCTAGTTGGACTAATCGATATTCCTGAACGCTTCCGTGCGGACTTTGACTACATCACAGGCGATGACACCTATTCCATGCGTTTGGTCAAGTACAAGGGACAGTATTACGACACCAACGAGTTTATGCCTGTGCCAAAGCAAGCAAACCCCATCGATCCGCAGGATCAAATGCAGGCATGGCATGGCTACCAGTCCGACACCTATTTCAGCGGCACACTCATCAAGTTTGCATCCTTTGATACCGTCATCATCGCCACCTATTACAGCTAAGAGTTAACCCATGAAAATCATCGCCGCATCGCATGCCACCAACCCGCTAGAACTCGCCGCGCTTGAATGGCTCAATGAACGCGGGGCGGATTACGAAAACGGCGCCGAAGGCCCCGCCGCTGAGCTGTTTCAACATGGCTGCATTTCCGGCATCGTTTCGGACCTCATCTATCACGTTGACTGCATCGCATTTGCCAAGCTGCATTTGGTCGAAATCATGGAAGCCCTAGACGAGTATGCGGACGAAGTGGGCGAACCGCTGCTACCACATAACGGCATGAACTGGAATTGTGACTGGCTCGCGTGGGCAGGCTTTGAATTAGCCGCGCGCAAGGTGTGCGACCGCGCGGGAATTGAGGTTTAAACCATGAAGAACTTTCGCTATGAAATATGGGTTTCCGATACCGGCGAAGCCTCACGCTGGACACTGCTAAAAGGTCGTGAGTCCGTGTGGGAGAACCGAGACGCGGCGATTGCCAAAGCCCAGGCCATTGCAGATGGCTACGCTTTGGTCGTCGTGGATAGCTTCGCTATCGGCACTGGCACATTTCAGCAGACTATTTGGACGAAAACCGCATGAATATCAACCCGCAATCCATCGCCTTTTTCATCGCCCACGCAGGCTACAGTCATAGCCTCAACGAAACGCGCGAACAGGGGCAACTTCGCTGTGCCACTGCTCTAGCGGGCGCTGAGCTTTGGGCACTGCAAAATGATGTCTCATTTGATTGGGATATCGAGCGCGGCATCGATTCCAGCGAATGGGACAACGAAAACGAACCACACGCCGTTTGGGCCTGCGTCGCGTATGACGCGCAGGGCACCGTCATTGGCTCGCTAGGAGCCGTGGACTTCGGCCCCCAGGGTAACCCCCACGCGTCACCCTATCGCCGCGTCGTGGAGGCTGAAATCGCCCTAGAGGCCATGCCATGAGCACGCATGCCACGGTTATCGTGTTGCCGATGGGGCAAGCCATGATTGAAAACGTTTCGCGCATTCAGATATCTGCGCGCCTCATCAAATTGTATGACCTGCATGGCGTGCATTCGTACACCTACAAGCGCAAGAACAGCGACGATGTATCAGACCTTCCCGCCACCACCATCATCGCCCATGTGCTGGGCTTTGGTGGCCGCGTTTTCAACTACCACTAACCCACCCCAGGAAAGACCATGAAATTGAGCCTCGATGAACAGTTTTTTTATGATGAATACGCCAAAGATGACCCCGACAAAGCCACAATGAACGATGCCCAAAAAGAAAACGTTATCAATTTTGCTAAAGCGGCAGCTTACATGGAGGCATGTTGCCGTAAATTAGGAGTGACCTTTGAATGGTCAAAAGATACCGCCACCGGACAAACGGCAGACGGCAAGCCTTACCCGCTTTGGGTATGCCATGCGCGTATTGCCAAAGGCAGGTTGACCGGGCATGAATACAAAGGCATCGATTTTGGCTCCAAGAACTCGCCACGCCACTACAGTCCTGAACGACGCGTGGTTGAGGCGCAAATCGCCTCCAAAGTCATCATGGAGGATAAGGAATAATTGCCTCACCCTCTGTTAGCAAGGATCGATCTATAACGCAAGGATGCGTTCTCATCTTTGTACGCGCACGAGCTTCACCTTACCCGATGGCCGCGTTCTCTCCTGCGTGCTACGCCACGCCACGCGCGACGATGAACCGCTACCACCCCTTTACTATCTAGGTTTGCCGCGCTTAGCGCCCCGTTGGTGGCTGCTTGAAGGTGAACCAGATTTCGGCCCCCTGATTGCCTTGGATGATTTGCCCAAAGGATTGCAGGATATCGCCCAGGCAATGGCCGCACGCCATGCCTACCATTTTCATCCTACCGTTTTTGATCCTTCTGAGCCTTACCTATGAACCCCATGCACCATAGCCCTTTTGCCATTGCCCTTTTCGTCTTTGGCCTAGTGGCGTTTGCCGCTCTCCTTATGCGCGGTATGACGTTTTCGCCACGCGGTTTCACGAATGCCATCGATGGCTTTTTCCAGTTCATCGGTAAGCTCATCGGCCTAGCCATCATCTTTTTACTGTTCGCGTTTGGACATTGGATTATTGCCCTTATCCTTTTCATACTTTGGATGCTATGAACATTGCCCTTTTCATCATTTTCATTGTCTCGCTTTTCACGCCACGCCACCCCAAAAATCGCCACCATTAGGCCCTCCTATGTCTAAACCCATTCAGCAAACCGCTGCTCTGATCATATGTAACGGCTACCGCGTTGCGCCTTACGTCACAGCGTTTCCCCCAGGCTACAACTACCCACGCGAGACGCAGGCGTTCAGGCAGCTAACCGCTTACATGGCACGCTACAAAGAGCTGGAAACGATAGGCGGCACAGCATGGCGACCGTTCGACCGTTTCTCGGATGCCAGTGGACCGCTGGGCGTGGCCTTGGCTCCTTGGCTACGCGGCGGGGCACGTTACCTGCAATCGACGCTCGCGCCTTTGGGCATGAACCTGCTTGAGCCTGAACAGCTACCCATCGACCACTGGTTCAAGGACATTCAAGCCCTAGCTGATTGCTTGCCTGAACAAGTAGACGGCCAACTGACCGCGAGCACCCTAGATAAGGTGCGGCAAGTATGGGATCGACAGCACTCGCTGAACGGCAGGCATGACAAGGCACTCCATCAATATTATTCAGACGTCCAAATAGCGATAGAACATTTAGGCTTAGAATCAAATCTTCAGCGCATCGCTGAAATGCGACGCAAAAATCGTATTGCATCTACTAGCCATTCGGTATAGGTTCGCGGGCACAGGTAGGCAGACGCGCTTACCACAAACCCACGCAGAGGGGAACCCCCAACATGAATAGCGACCTCGTGAAGGCTGCCAACCTTCAGACCTTCCATAAGGAATCTGGCCTGTCCCCAACAGAATACGTCCAGCAGGAAATGGCATCGCGTAACGGCAAGTATGATGCCATCTCGCTACGCGAGAAACGTGCCAAGATCATCGCCGCGCAATGCGTGCGTGGTTTGGCCCTTGTGATTCTGCTACGCGTTCTGAACAAGGAAGACCCCACGCAACAGGGCTTCGTCGTGGTGGCCTATGACCTCGCCGGCAGACAGCTCTATCACACCGGCCTAGAGGGTGGCGGCAAGCTGCCCAAATCACAGAAGACCGGCTACCGCGAATACGGACAAGTCGCGGCAGAATTGGCTAACGACCCCAGCCTCCTAGCCGATGCCATCGAGCGCGAGCGCGACGCTTCCGCTCAGCGTGCGGCCTTCCTGACACAGCTCCTGCAAGACGTGCCCGCCGCTGCTGCCAACGATGCGGGCGAGGATGAACCCGAACCCGGCTATGGCACGGTAGCGGCTCACAGTGGCCCTGACGCGGTGCAGGAGCCTGACACAGGCCACCACGCGGCCATGAGTGCCAGCCCCAAGAGCCGTGCCCAGGGCAGCCGCCGCAAGAGCTGACAGCTTTAGCCTTCCATCCACGTTGTATGCTCGTAAGGCCGCTCTATGCGGCCTTACCTATCTCGGGAGCCGCCCTCATGATTGATGACGTTCATGTTGCCTATAACTCAGATGAAAATGCAGGCGGTTTCCTCGACGCCATAGCCAAGACATTGGCCGAGAATGTGACCTTTGGTAAGCATGGTCACTTGACCAAGGACGAACAGACCGCGTTTCAATGGGGCTTCCGCTACGGCATTCATCAAATGCACGCGTTGCTCTCCCAGGCAAGCGAGAGGGATCAGAGAACGTTTACTATGATTGCCGACATCATGACCAAGGCCAGCGCGGAGTGGAAACTCAAGGCAACCGCGCAAATCGCTATGGTCATTCCGCTGGACAAGCCCACTAGCGAAACGGAGCATTAAGCGATGGCACTATTCCAGCTTTTAGGTGTAGTCGCATGCGTATTCGCTGCCATCGTGAATTTTGACCAAGCGCGCAAGCTGAATGCGAAACGCAAAGACCTCGACAAACGCTTGCGGCCGGTCTGTCAAGTGATATCGCGCGATAATGGCGCATGCCAATTGGGCGTCTTTGGCCCCACGCTGCCTGACGTGGGCACGACCCTCTATATGCTCGATCTACCTCAACCCAAGCGAGAGGCACTGCATGTATAGCCCAAAGGAAGTGCGGAAAATGAATACCGCAGAATTGAACTTTTACATGGGCGCAAACATGGGTGAATTAGTCAACCTTTTAAAGGGCACTGAATTAGGGGAAAAAGCAGGCCCTTTTCTGGATAACCTTTTTGTACTGTGTGGAGAGGCTGGTTTTAGGGCTAAGGCTTGGGAGAAACAGCCTAAGGAGCCTAAATAACGTCCCCAGGCGTTCACGGACGACTATTCACATTATCTATACCTAGTGAAGGCGCATAGTTCCAATCCCCCCGCTTCCGCCCACCACTAGGGGCCTCCCATGCGCTACTTAAACGAAATGGAAGCAGGTTACAGGGCCGTTTTCAATCAAGCAGCACAGGACGCTTTCCCAATACTGTTAGGCGCGTTTTGTGAAAACCAAGACATTACGCAAGACGATATGGAATGGGCGGCAGAATATGCCTTTATAGCGGCTAAGTATTTTGCCGATTACTACATGGGAAATAACTATGTGGAAACTAGCTCATGAGCTGCGTCTATACCGGAGCGCGCATTCTCGTCGTGGAATATGGCTTTTTTGCGCCTGCCGATTTATACCTCGTAGGTAATGCCGTTATTGCCCGTTGGAATCTCCTGGGGCAGCAATGGGTAGAAACGAATGAACAAATGGACGATATAACGCATAAGCTTTTCTGCAATCCGCATTGCTGGATGCGTGAAGATTTAGGGGTTATCGTCGTACCGGAATCGCAGTGTGAAGGGGAGCTGCATTTAGCACCTTTTTACGCTGAAATTAAAAGTGCTGATTAGCTAACCCCTGGGGTTACGATTATGCCTTATCCAGTTCATGTATCTACTGAC